TGTAGAAACACCTTCTGTAACAGAAGACTTTCCTATAAAATCAATTTGAGCTTTATCAGAGGCCATTCCCCTAAAGTGCTTAACAGTTGCTCCATTTGACTCAAATACTTCTCCTGGTGATTCGTCTGTTCCAGCAAGCATTGATCCCAGCATGACTGCATCTGCTCCCAAAGCAAAAGCTTTTACCATGTCTCCACTGTTTCTAATTCCACCATCAGCAACAATTGAACACTGATATTCGTTTTGCAATGCTACTTCAGATATTGAATGAGCAGTAGGAACTCCATGACCACTTACTATCCTTGTTGTACATACGCTTCCACCACCTATTCCAACACGAATAGAGTCTGCTCCAACCTCTGCAAGTCTTTTAAATCCGTCGTAAGTAGCAACATTGCCTGCCATAATATGTGCATCTGGCAGGGCTAATGAAAGTTCTTTAACTGCATTAATTGCATTGTCACTGTGACCATTAGCGGTATCAACTAAAAATATTCTTACACCTATCTTGTATAAGCTGTCTGCCTGTGATAGAAATCCATTGTTAGATGCAACGGCTACTCCAAAATTATATTTGTCTTCAATAAGGTCTTGAGACTTTGCTACTTGTTCTTCATAACTCATATACCTATGAAGTATTCCCAATCCACCCCTGTCAGACATAGCCTTACACATCTCTACATCGCAGACTGTATCCATTGGTGATGCAATTACTGGTGTATAAAGACTAATTTCTTTTGCCCCATAACCAATTGACATTGTTAATCTTACGTCGTGCCTTGACTTTACTGAGCTGTGTTGTGGCACCAAAAGGATGTCATCAAAACAAAGTGATTCTTTCATTATTCTCCTATAGTAATTTGAAGCCTCTTAGATATTCTTCTATCTCTTCTGTCATTTTAGGTTTAGCTTGTTCCTCTACCAGATCTCTATTTCTATCTGCTTTAAAGGAAGACCATGTGTGAATCTCTACATCTCCAATAGCTTCTCTTCTTGTCTTGCTGATTGCATTGTATACTGAACCACACATGGCATCAGCTAAGTCCTTAGACTTCTTTCTTGGGTGATCAACTCTATTGTTTGGCATGATTCTTAATTCTAATAACTCATCTAGTAAGATATCGATATGTGGCGCAGCAACTCTTTCTTCATAAAAAAGCATTGCCAAGTCTTCATAATGTTTTTTTGCAACAGATAAAGTTTCTGTATTTATGCTGACCTGTTTTAACTCTTGTTGAATATCAAATGATTGCCAGCGGTCAAAGGTAACCATACCTAAATTAAATCCATTTCTTTTAAGATTAATAATCCAGTTCTTTACCTCTGAAAGATCTACTGGACCTTCTCTTTTTGGTTCCCACCAAGCTATAGCATCAACCACAACGAATGGAACTACCTGTGTGTAGTCATTGAACGACTGGACCTCTACCCATCTTTCAACATGACTGATTGCAACCGCACACTTATCATGCTTCTGTGCAAGGTCTGCATGGACATAGTAAATGGTATCTGGATTGGGTTTGAAGTTTAAATCAAATCTTCTATTTTGATCTAAAGGATTACGAATAGACAATGATCTTTCTATCTTCTCTCTAGACTTAAAAAATGAATCTGTACTGTTTCCTGGCATACATGCAAATCGCATTAGGGCATCAGACGGTTCCTTATAGAAGGCAATCTTAAAGTCTTCAATATTTCTTGTAGGATTTACTTCCCATGTGGGTCTCTTTAATGCAAACACCCGTGGGTATTTATAGGAAATTATATTATCTTCTTCCCACTCAATTTCAAAGGTATTTCCTGGAGAGTCCTCTGGTAAGTCTTCATTAAGAATAAACTTATGGCTTCTTATAATAGTTTCTTTTTCTGCAATAGCATCTTCATATGCATTGCTAATAAAGTCTCCCTTAAATCTAGGAAAGGAAAGAAGGACAACTTTTCCATAGTCAGGGAATCGTGAATCAACTGAACCACGGAAAGCTTTGTAAATGTTGTCAGCGGTTTTTGCTTGATCATTTGATGCCGCCGCTGACTGCATAGCAAATCCTGAAATCTCGTCAAGGATAGCCATGAACAGGTTCAAACCTTCGTGAGACTCTCGTTCTGAATGTCCTGAGTAAACAGTGATAGATTTATCAAACTTAATTGAACCAACTTTTGTATCAAATTTTCCTGCAAACCAGGGAGAGTTTGCAATCTTCTTTACAAAGTTATCAAAGAATACATTCTTTGCTTGCTCAGCATTGATAGCAATGTTGATAAGATCAATAGAGTCATCTGGTGGCTTTCCATAGTACATAGCAGGATCTTTAAGAGATAGCAATTTATAAACCACATAAGCTACCCCCACAGTTGCTGTGTGATCTTTTCCGCTACCCTTACCTAGTTGCTGAATAATCTCAGTCTTAGTATACTTTTTATACTGCTCAGTTCCCTCTTCAAAGCCCATCATCTTTATCAAATCTTCTTTGCGATAGATCTGACTCATGCATTCAACAAGTGTGTACTGATAATCTGACAAAGGTGGTAGTCCAAGAAACTGTGGATTAGTAACAAAAGTTTTAACGTCTACTGGTTCTTCATCAAAGAGGTCATCATCTAACGCATCCATGAAGTCAGAAAAATCAATTGTCAAGGATAACTACCTCACTAAATTTTGATGCCTCTGATAGTCTTGACATAATTTCATTACGAATCTCTGGGTGGTTCTGTGCAACTTCTTTAAGAATGTTAATAAGAATCTCGTGCTTACGTTCCATAGTGGCAAGCTCTTCTGCGATCTCTTTATTATCAAGCAGTCCTGCTCTTTGCAGCATATCAATACGCTTTGCCTCAATGTCAGTGATTAGTTTAATTGCGGTGGTCTTAGCACCCAAGTTAGATGTTTGATCTGCAGAGTCAATAACCTCATACGCCTTGCGAATGAGGCTTGAGTAATGTTGGTCTGCTCCTGCCAAAGCCTCTCTTGCCCTAGCATGGATAGCCTCATTGCTACTAGCCATTTGTCGCCAGTCATTAAGCAATGCATTCACGCGGGTTCTTGGAATATCTAATTCCATAGAAATCTGTGCGGTATCAAGACCTTTTAAATATTCTGTTGCAACAGCGTTTACTTCATCAAGGTGTTTGATTAGATCGTTTGACACGCTGGCCTCTCTTCTTTGGAATATGCTTTACGCGGTCAGGATAAAAGGATCTAAAGGCACAGCTTATGCCTCTTTCTAATTCAATACAATCTACCCAGGAGATCCCGTTCTTTGGGTTAGTAACATAGTTGAGAAACTTAAACTTGACTCCCCAAATACCCCTGACTTTAATCAGATCGCCTTTTGTTATTTCTTTGCCTTCACTTGTCACAAAAGAGTCTTCTCTGTTAAACGGATCGTTGATTTCAACTTTCTTCCGTCTTCCCATTGTCTCTCCTAAGTCTAATATCTTTGCTGTCCACTAATTTTAGCACGAGATAGCCCACTAGGTCAAGGATATCATTATCCCCTGCATAAGAAGATCCATTCTTTATTCTATTAAGCTTGTCATCGATACGAACATCTATCTGATCACCTGGAGGAATTTTTGCAAAGATTTGTATTGGATTTAAGGCTGAGTTTCCATAGGCAATATTCTTTTTAAGTAGCAGGTTTGCAACTTCTACACACTGAAGAAGAAGCTCTGGCCCTGCTGGAGCCTGCTTACTTAACTCAATAAGCTCTTTCATTAAGCCTATCCACTTTTCATCTTCAATCATCTTCTACCTTTTCTTCCCATTTTTAATCCAAATTTATTTAGATAAAGATACACTGTCTGTATTGTGCATCCACATTCTTTTGCAATCTCTTCTGGACTCTTTTTGTCCTGAACATATCTTTTATGAAGCCAACTTTTGCTTTTATAAAGATCATACTTAGGCATTGTATAGCATATTCCATCTGTCAGACACATACCATCCCACACCAATTGCATCAGCAACATCGTCATCTATAACCTTCACCTTAAAGTTTTTGTTTACAGAGTCGATAGTTCTTTGCTTTCTTGTTTTTCTTTCTTCTCCTTTATACCAAGACTTTGATTTGCCTGGATTCTTTCTAACTATCTCCTGCTTTTCTGATATTGATAAAAGCTTTGTTCCTATATAATTTTGCCATTGCATAGGAGTAATAGTCTTAATGTTTTTAATCCCCGCTACTTGTGCTGCTCCAAGAATCGCTCCCTGCACGAGAGACAGTTGCATTGCCGTCTTTGGGCTATTGCTATAAATAGCAGACTCAATGACAAGCGCATCTGCATTAACCATCTTAAAAAGCTGTATCGCTTTTTTACAGGCATCCCCTGATTTATAGAGAGCATCTGTACCATTAAATCTAATCTTGCCATACTTAACCAACTTTCCGTTTGTAAAATAAGAAAAGGCAAGAGAGTTTGTTGATGCATCCACAGCAATGATTGTTTGTGGTTTTATGTTGTCTTCAAGAGCCTGTCTAATTTTGTTCGTAGTCAAAGTAATTCTTTAGCTCCCTCATAAAAGTTTTCATTTTTGATTGATGTACCAAGCAGTTGTCACAGATGCCTGAATCATTGTAAATGCTTAGGAGGGTATTACACCCTCCTCCACACTTCTTTTCTTTTCCCTTGCGATTTTTTCTTTTTTGAAGATGATATCTTTCTAGGATCTTTTCCTTGCTTGCTTCCTGCCTGCATTCAGAGTTGCAATAAATTTGTTTTGTTGTGTTTGGCGAGAACTGTTTATCGCACCACTTGCAGTAAAGCATTTTAGAAGAGTCCTTTCTCATCCTTTCGACGCGCTATCTTGATATCTCCGACAGGTGCATCCTTACACGCCTGCTGTATGGGACAGTTTTGACATATTTTTATGTCATTGCTTCTAAAGGGAACCTCTGGAAGCTTTCTGTCTTTCCATGCAGCATGAACATCTCTCATCCAATCAAACAGATAATCAACAAAATCTACATGATTTTGAGTAATGTTCACTGGTACTGCTAGTAGTTCATGAGTATTTTTATTCTCATATAATATTATACCGTTTTTCTTCTTATAGATTTTCATATAAATTAGAAGCTGCACGATATGATATGTACTAGCCTTTTTAGATCTTTTATGCCTATCAAAAGCATCATGGTTGGTTGTCTTGATTTCCACCACATACTCTGTATTATTCCAATTGATAAAACTATCTGTATAACCAAAGATAGGTGGGTCTTCATTGATTGTCTTTCTTTCGTTATCAATTAAGATACCAGAATCTTCTAATGCCTTTTGAATACGGGCGTGCCTATCTGAACCACTATCCATGTTAGTGATAACTTTGCCACTCTTGTACTCATAAAATTCTGCACCATCAAATGCTAGATACCAATACCTTGGACATACACCATGATTCCATACCAATGTTGATGGAGCGAAAGTTTTCTTCTGCATATGCTTTGGAACATTGTCTTTACGATAGCCTTCTTCTATGGCCTCAACAAGTCCAGAAAGGGGGCCAGAATCTTGGAACTCTGACTCGTCTTGCATCTCTGTTTGCCAGGAAGTTTCTAACTCTTCAAACTTTTCTATATCTTTTAACACACTATTAGTCTTTCTTAGAATCTTGCTTACAATTGTTTTAGCCATGTCACACCTTCACTAGATATTTTAGAGATGCAACAATCTTATCAAGTTCTGCTGCAGTTGTGTAATAGATATTTTTCTTTGCTGTATTTCCTTTTTCTACGTTAGTCATCCACCTTGCTTGCAAAGCTAGTTTTGCTGCAATTGCTTGCATACGAACAATTTCTACAGATGCAACGGCAAGGGGAATGTCTGGCTTTAGAATTAGCTTGGTTATAAACTCTAGTGCTTTAGTAAGTTCTTCATCTTCCATGAACTCTGCAATATTATATAAATCATTAATCTCTTGTAGCGTACTCTTATCCGTCACTTTTCTCTCTTATCTCTCGTAGTTCTTCGAATTCATTCCACTCAATTATAGCAAGTCTTGTCTTGTGTGTGTCTCCAAGAACAATCATGAGGACTGGTGACTTTTCTGGATCTGTCTTTAATGTGTCTGTACATATCTTTGCCCATACATCACGATTTATAGAAAATGATTTAGAGTATTCCTTTACATCAACTATGTACCTGTCAAGGTTTCCGTCAGCTTTTTGTATCTTTCCCCTACCAGAGTTCTTGTGTGGGGTCGCACCTATTCTTCTAAGTTCAGCACGCTCGCTCATTAGTAACCCCTGTCTCTTTTTATGTTGACGGTAGAGACAGTATCACAGTCTTTACACTTCCATGTAATATCAAGAACGGCTGGGTAGAATCTTGCTGTTGATATTTTTTGCTGACAACTTTGACAAGAAAATTCTCCATGCATCACTTCATACTTAGAGTAGCTTGACAAGTTCTTCTGCTTTCTCTGGGTTCTCCCTAAGCCACTCAATCACCTTTGCACGCCCCTGGAACCTCTCTCCAAGGACGGTATACCATGCTCCACCCTTTTCAACCTTACCAAGTTGCTCTGCAACGTCTAGGACTTCTGCAATATTGTCCACGCCAATATTATCGCCGTCAAAGTAGAAATCATACTGACCGCTGATAAAAGCGGGTCCAGTCTTATTGAAGTCCACATTCCATGTAACACTTCTTCCAATTTTCTTTTCAATTAATTTATCTCCTGTTGCTATCTTGTCTTTGATTGCTTGGTTTTCTGATTCACTAGACCAAAGTTTTACAATGGTGCTAGAGAAAAACTTAACAGCGTGACCACCAGTTGGAGCGTGGCTGACATACATAGCCCCAATTTGATTTCTTTGTTGAGATATAAGAATCAAAAGGGTTTGCTTTGTCTGGTTGTTTGCATAGTTAAGCATCTTCACGGCATTAGTCATGTCTCGTGCTTCTGCACCAATTTGCTTTGTGTTCTCAAGTTGCTTTAGTTCTGAACTATCCTTCTCAAAGTAGATTGCTGGAAGAAGGGCAGAGATAGAGTCTACAACGATTATGTCTGCTCCTGCTGACATAAGCTGCGTAGCAACGTCTACCATATCATTAACAGTTCTAGCCTGAGAGTAGATCAGTTTCTCTGGATCTGCACCCAGCTTCTTTGCCCAGTCTGGATCAAACGATTGTTCTGCATCTATCCAAGCACAGATCTTTCCTTCTTTCTGAGCCTCACCAATCATCTGTAAACAAAAAGATGATTTTCCTGCAGACTTGTTTCCCCAGATAAGTATTTGACGACCATATGCAAGACCACCTTTTAATGCATTGTTTAGTCCAATGCTTGGAGTCTTTTGCTTATGTACTTCAATTCCTGATGCTGATGTAATTTTCTTTCTAAGCTTTGGATCTAACTGAGAAAGAACTGATTCCATATCAATGGTGTCTGACATTATGCCAATCCCCCATGCATTCTTTCTCTTTGTGTATTAAATTTTACTTTTTCAACTAAAGACTCTTCGATGGATTTGTTAGTATAACCATCACGAACAAGTCCAGCCCATAAATCTAGGGTACGAATGATAATGTCTGCCAACTCTTTGACTACACTATCACTACCCTCCTCTTTACGCATTGCTTCTAAGACCTCTGTGGCCTCTGAATGAATCATTGCGATCTGCTTCATATAAAAGATCAGACCGTTATTTGCTTCCCAGAAGCCTTTGTCAATAGCATTGCTATGAATCTCAAATGCTAACTCATCTATACCGTATGTCATTTACTTATCTCCTTTACTGTTATCGTTCCATCTTTAAGTTCGTTCATTAAAAGCTTTTGAATACTTCCTGGTTCGCATTTCATGTAAGCTTCAGCAAACATAGTCGGAAAGACAACGACAGGAATTAGATTACGATCATAATCTGCAAGAACCATATGAGCCATTCTCTTTCCTGCTTTTGTTACTCTAGGGTTAAAAGATAGCACAAAATACTCATTTTGTCCATATGGCAAAGTCTTGTAGTTTAAAAACTTTGTCAATGGTGACTTTACTTTATCAGCATCTTCTACCTGTAGAAAATCTGCTATTCGATTACTTGCTGAAAGAATTATGTATGTCTTTCCTACTTCTATCTTGCTATCTTCTTCATCAAAAATTCCTACCATACCCGTCTTGTCCATAAACTCTACACGACACCAACCCTTGCCACGCTTTATCTTTTTAGCCATTCCCATAACAATATGACTCTTGGACTCATCATAGTCTTCCGTGTTGTCAATATATGCATAGTAATGGGAGGGAATATTCATAGAGAACTCTGGAAGGTTTAAGTACTCGTAGAGGTTGTCTCTAACAGTATCTTCATTTCGAGGATGATCTGGAAAGGTTAGTGCTCCAATTGCATCCAAAGCTTCTATTGCCCTTGAGTTTATTCCGCTACCCTTTTTAAAAGCAATATCTCTTACTTCTTGGTAGGAGTTAAATGGCCTATTAGCCATAATCTTTGAAGCAACTCCATCAGATATCCACTTGATTGCTGACAAACCAAACCTAATACCTTTGCCTTCTATCTTAAAGTCTATATCAGATTCATTAATGTGAGGAAGCTTTAAGCTAATATTCATACGCTTTGCCTCAATAAGATACTCTGTTCTAGCATCCTTATCCTTCTCATTCTTAAGAATTGCAAACATAAACTCTGTAGGATAATAAAATTTTAGCCATGCTGTCCAATAAGACAGCATTGAATAGGCTACAGCGTGAGACTTGTTGAACGAATAACCTGCGTGAGCCTCAAAGTCATGCCATAGATTTTGTGCTTGGAATGGACTTATATATGCTGATGCATTAGAGACAAACTTGTCTTTGAACTGATCAAACTCTGTTGCATCCTTTTTCTTTCCAATAATCTTTCGAACCTTGTCTGCTTCTACCATTGTCATTCCACCAAGGGTTGTGCAAGCCTGCATGACCTGCTCTTGATAAAGAACGCAGCCATATGTATCTTTAAGGTGTTGATTCATTAGTGGATGAATATATTCTATGGTATTCTTTCCATGCTTGCGAGCCATATACTCTTTACCAATGGTATTCATTGCACCTGGCCTAACCAGTGCGTTTGATGCTACTAACTCCTCAAATGTTCTGACACCCATCTTAACAATAAGATTTGTATATGGCGTTGCCTCACATTGAAAGACTCCCTTTGTGTGACCATCTGAAAGCATTTGATAAACATGCTTATCCTTCATGTCAAGTTCTTTTAGATTTATATCAAGTCCATAACGAGACTTGATACTGTTTAGCGTATCATTGATTACTGTTAGTGTCTTTAGACCAAGTGCATCAATTTTAATTAGACCGATATCGGCTGCCTCTTCCATGTCAATTCCAACAACAGGGATGCGCTCCTTAGTGGAAGGGCTTATTCTAGTTTCAAGTGGAGCGTAATTAAAAATTGGTTCCTTGGCTGTAACGATTCCAGCAGCATGAATGCCTGTTCCACGAATTCGACCTCTTAGTTGTTCGCCATACTTTTCAACCTCTGGGTACTTATCACGGAACCACTTAGTTGATGATGATCGACAGTAGTCTTCCCATGTATCAACAAGCTTAAGTACTTTATTAACATCTGGAAGAGGAACGTTAAGGATACGAGAAACGTCACGAACTACACCCTTGTCCTTAAACTGCAAGAATGTTGCAATAGATGCGACATGCTTATATTCCTTCTCAAGGTACTCTTTTACCTCGTCACGCCGTGAATCCTGAATGTCTGTGTCAATATCTGGAAAGTCATTTCTATCTGGGTTAATGAATCGGAAGAACAGTAGGCCGTGTTCAATTGGATCAACCTCTGTAATTTCAAGAGCATAGCAGACAAGAGATCCTGCTGCAGAACCACGACCTGGACCAATGAGAATACCCTGACTCTTTGCCCACGCAATCATATTGTGAACCACAAGGAAGTATGGAGCAAAGTCTTTATCTTGAATAACTTCTAACTCTTCTTTGATACGATCAAGGTATTCTTCTTTTTTGTCTAAGCCTCTAAGCTTTAGACCAGCCATTACTAGGCTACGCAATTCTTTTTGAGGATGATCTACCTTTATTGGTAGAAGGTTTAGGTTGCTTTTAATTTCATATTCTTCTACCTTGTCTGCAATCTCAAGGGTATTGGTATAGATGCTTTCATCTGTGACACCCTCTGCATCCATAGCACTCTTCATTTCATCATAAGAAAGAAGGTGGATATCAAATGATCTAAAGCTCATCATTCTGTCTGCACCATATAGATAGTCAAGTCTTTCCATCATGTCTTTGTATGATGTTGACTTCTCATATGAAACGTCTTTTTGAAGCTTTGCATGTGTATTAAGAGCCAGCATCATCTCTTGCACTACCTTCTGATCTGGTGTGCAATGGTGACAGTCTGGAGTAGTTATGCACTTTGCTCCTGCTTCTTGAGCAAGATTATAAAGTTCTATATTCATACCAGCAACATTATGTGGCATAAGTTCTACATAAAAATCATCTTCAAATCTATCTTTAAACCATTTAATGTGTTGCTTTGCTACTGCATACTCGTCTAACTCAATAGCTTTATTGATGAGACCAGACATGCAGGCAGTGGATACTATAAGACCTTCGCCATACTTATCAAGAACTTCAAAGTCTATGCGTGGTTTCCTATAGAATCCCTCTGTCCAGCCTATCTCGTTCAGCTTGTTCAAGTTCTGTAAACCAATTTGATTCTTGGCAAGGATTACAATATGATTATAGATAAGGTCAAGTGGGTTTTCCCTTTCATTCTTATCTCGTTTATCAAATCTATCAGCGGTAATATAACCTTCGATACCAAGGATTGGCTTTATACCCTGCTCTTTTGCAGCACGATACATAGGTCTGTGACCAGACAGCACCCCATGGTCTGTAATTGCAATGGCAGGCATCTCTA